ATTGGTTAAAATTTTATGTCTTCTAATATAATATTTTGAGGTTGTTTCACCGGTGTTTGAAGTATCTAACATTCTTCTAAATGTCCCTATTACACCAGTACTAAATATACCGCCGATAAAACCTATGTTGTCAATATTAAAAATATACTCATCACTACCAGACCCACTATCACCAAGTGATGTTACCTGGAAAAAGTTATTTCCATTATAACTTAATGATAATTTAACATATTCACCAACATTTAGTCCGTGTTTCATAGGACATTTAAATGATACATAATCACCAGTAATTTCTTTTATAAAGAACGGTATACCATCACTAGCAGTCCAATACCAAGTTATTATATATTCCGGATCAGTAGTATATAAAACTTTATTATAATCATTTTCAAATGGATAGCTAACATAGTGGTTCCAATTGTATGTCGATGCACTTTGATTAACAAATAATTGATGATTTGGTAATCCGGATGTGTAACCAATTTTATTATTGTCTGTTCTTATAAAGTCAAATTCACTATACTGTGGAAACCCAGACCAAGCTGGAGTTGTATTTGGGTAACATAAAACATTTTGTACGTTTTCAACTAAATTTGAATAATATAAATAATTGTAATATGGTTCATAGGTTGTTATTCCGGAATAAGCATTTTTAAAAATGTAAGCAAATTTTGTTGTTGGTCTAAATATAGAAGATCTTTGTCTTTCTTCGTCAAAAACTTGTTCTAAACTAATATCAATTGTTCTATCATACTCAACTTGTTCATGTGAAGTTTGTTTTAATATGATTTTTTCAGAACTATCAATATCACTAGCCCCTTGGAATCTTTTATTTCCTAATATTATTTTATTTGAGTCGTCAATTCCCATTATTGTTTTGCTGTATCAACATATAATTTTATGAATTTATCAATTGCTGTTTTCCCATTGTTAAGTCCAAAATAAAAGAAAAATGGTGCACCAACTAAAATTGCTTTACCATTCGGTATTCCAGTTACAACACCTGTAGTTCCTGTTAATGGTTGGTTATTATTATCAAAATTTGTTATAAAACCAAAATTAGCTGTGTTTGTTAAATAATATTCGTTAGTATCTTCAAAGTCTAAATTTTGATAATAGTTTGAATAGAACCCGTTACTGGTTTGATTTTGATCTGCTGTTGTTAACCAATTATTATTTTCAGTTCCAAATATGTTTGGTGTTGGTCCAGTTATTTGCCATTTATAGTGTGGTACTTCTTGGTCTGATGAGTACCCAAAATAACTTACAACATCAAGACCACAAGATGATGGATAAGTTTCAATACCAGGTGTTAATCTTCTTCTATATTGATATTCTTCTGTTGATGATGAAAAGAAAACACCAAATACCGGTCTTTGTTCTGATGTTGAGTCTTCTCCAATAAACAAAAAATTATTAGGATAATTTTCTTCAATATAAGGATTTATCCTCCATTCTGAATTTATTGATAAAGCTTGAGCAAAATCACCATCAATCCTATCACCTTTTCGAGTACTATTAAAAAATTGTATTATTGACCTACCTTCTGCCGCACCACCTGTTGCATTAACTGCAAATGGTAACATTTGGTCTCTAACTGAAGCATTTAATAATCTAGAAATAAAACCCATTTGTATTAAATCTGAATTATCAGAATATGATGTTGCTCTAACTTGGTCAACAATATATCCATTAAATTGGTCACTATTACAAATTTGACTTATGAACTTATCTCTAGGTCCTAAATCCATAACAGTTGTTGGAAATTGTATTCTTTGTTCGTTGTAACCATACCCAGGATAAACATTAACTAAATAAGGTGGTAATGATGTGTTTATTGGTGGTGAATCAACACCGATAAAATTATTTCCATCCCAAGGTGATGAACGATAATAAAAACCTTTTGTTATTTCATTAAAAATTACAGTATCTTCACAATAATTATAAATTGGTTCATCCGGTTGTTGTAAGGTAAATGTTGTTGATTTATTAAATGAAAACATATAAAGAACACCATTTATCCAGTTATTTTGAAAAGTTTGTGAAAACACGCCTCTACATGCTGCAAACGTTAATCTAAATCTTGTTATCCATTCTAATAATAATCTAGAATCTTTTTGATATTCTGGTATTAAATATATTTTTTTAAAGAATAATCCGGTTAATGGGTCTGGGTTTTCAACGTAATTTAATAAACAATAACATCCTTGTTTTATTCTATCTGGTTTAACATCACAATTTGGGTTAACTCCTATATTTGTACCTGAACCAGTATAACATTGTAATGAAACCATTTGGTCACAATTAAGTGTTGAAGTTAAACTTTGAACAAATTGTGTTTCATCATAAACAGTTTGTCCAGCGTTTTGGTCTGGAGCAAAAGTTATTGTTGGGTTATTTGTTGTTCCTTCTGTATAATATGTAAAATTATCGTTTTGATGTAGACCGTAACTTGTTTGACCATAATTTTCTTGTGTTTTTGTTGATGTTGGGATTCTATCGCTTCTCATTACCAAATATTGTGTCGGTAATAAATTAGGGTCTGGATAATTTATTGGTGTTAAAGAATGTTTATGGTATGCTGTTGAGTACACTACATATTTTCTTAATGAAGATCCTGGTTCAATGTATAGATTAGTGTCATTTTGATTACCCCATAAATCATAAAAATCATATGGTGTTGAGTCTGTATTAGATGCTGTAAAAGAACCCCCAGCAAAATAGTAATTTGTTGTTGAGTCCACAATTGATGGTGATGGTGATATTATGGGTAAAAGTTTATTTCTTTGTGAAGCACCATTTACACTATAATATGTACCAGAACTTAATGTTGATACAGTTGGAAATGATGGCCAAGGAACATATGTATTAACAGTTGATACTGAATTATCATCTGTACATAAATAATAATATGGTAAATTAGATGTAAATGCGGTATATTCATTTCTAGTAATACCATTTTGATCAACGTAACTTGGACTTATTTTAAAATTATACGCTGGAAAATATAAATCTTGTGAAATATTTGTTGGTGTGTTATGACTTTTTGGTTTGTTTCCACCTGAATAACCTTGTATTGGTACATTTAAATAATAATCACCCTCAACAATAACAGAACCAAATGATGTTTGTCCGAATAATTTTGATAAATCATATTTGTTTTTATATTTACCAGAATGTGGGTCAACACCTCTAGTTAATATTAAAATTTCATAACCAGAATAGTCATTTGATTTTGTTATAACATCTGGTATTTGTCCATACAAATAATTTGTGTTGTTGTATGGGTCACAAGAATTTTCAAATATAAATCTAGCGTCGTGATTTAAATATTTTTTAGGGAAATAGTTGTTTGTTGATGGTGAATAATTTGAATTTAAAATAAATTGTGAGTATGTAAATCCTGTTATTACTTGGAAATATTCGATATCTGTAACAAATTTTAAATATGTTTCATTACCAGTATTTCCTGTTAATAAATAAGAAGTTGGTGTCGCGTTTGTATTATTATTTGTTGGGTCAGCATAAACAACTTGTATAACCGTTGATGCAGATGTAGTTCCTGTTAAAGCATTATTACCAAATTGATTAACTGTGTTTGCAGTTATTGAATTATAGAATGTGGCTCCGGTTAAATTTTGATTACACAAAGATAGACTTGAATCTTGGAATGAGAATAAATTACCTACACCTATTTGAGCTAAAGTACCTGGTTTTGCTAAAACAACTAATGGTTGGTCTAAATGACCTAGTGAACCAAAATTACTTGGAGTATTGAATACTGTTTTTATTTGATTAACCCCATCAAAATATTTTTGTCTATAATTAAATTCATTTAGTTTCTGTGTATAAGATTCCGTTATTGGATAGGCCAACCATCTTTGTGAATCTGTTGGGTTATTAAATGTATTTCTAACTCTATCAGCCGCAAATAAAAATGGTTGTGGAGCGTGTAGTAATTTTTTATCTGGAATTCCTTGTTGGTCATTACCGGTATCTAATGACTCACTACCACTTATTAATCTTTGATAACCTAAACTTGCGGCAACAGCAACACCAGTATCAATATCTTGTTTAAAAAGACTATAAGATAATGATTTATATTGTTCAAATACGTTTGGTGTTATAGGACAATAATATGGTCCTTCGGATGCTAATAAATTACCATTATTGCTTGGTTGTTCTAAATTTGGGTGTGTCACATTAAAAGTGGCAATCAAATTCATTGGTGCTAAAAATGATGTTGACGTTGTTGCTGATGTTGGTATTCCTGCTGGTGGAGTAGCCCCATCAATATTTTGTTCTGAAGCAATTTGATTTGCGGCACCTTCTATTGTACTTGAATCAAAGTCATCTGACATTTCAGCATTTCCACAATCACAATCACAAGTAGAACAATCTGGATAAGATAACATTGGTAAACCAAATCTTGGGAAACCCGTAACTTTAATTGCAAATAATATTGACACAGCTAATAATAATAATGAAAATCCTAATTTTAATATTGCTGATATTACACTAGCTATTGTTGTTGCAACTAATCTTATTGACTCTAAAAGTGCTCCAATATCAAATACTGGTCCTGTTGGTGAAATTGTTGTAACAGAAAATCCAGTATTTATTGTTTCATAACCAGATTGTATTGATTCATACACTGCAATTCCAGCATCTATTGATTCTCTTAATGCTAAATAAATTAATACAAATTTTAAAATTGGCCAAATTAAGGCTATTAAATGGGCGATAAATAAAATTAATAAAAATGGTATTGTTAATATTGTAATAAACAAATTAAAAATAAAAAATATCCAATCAAAATTTCTAACAATATCATTTACTGGAAAAGTATTTACTGTTGATTTACAAGTTCGATTATCAATTTCTTTAATACCTAAATGTTTTGCTCTACCAATACCGTTTTTATATCTATCAAGAAACATTGCGGTAGTGTAAACTTTGTTATAATTAAATTCATAAAAAGTATCTTCACAATTAATTGCTGATTGTTCATCAACATAATCATCCCAATCAAGACTAAAGCTATATGACCTTAATAAGTCAAAATAGTCCTGTTGATAGTATTTATATATAACTTCTGATTGTTGATTTGGGTCAACAAAATTTGGTATTATTTCAACTTGATCACCAGAATTTATAGGTATAACTTGTGTATCACCATAATATGGTAATGAATTTATATTTACAGAATAAGAACTTATATTTATTGCCTCATCAAAAACTAAACCACCACCAGATGGGAATGTAATTGTAGTACTTATTGGACCACCCGGTATAGAAAAAAGTGTGTTTGGTGCACCATTAATACCAGTATAAAAAATTGATGAGGGTAATGTTGGGTCTGTTGGTACTATTGTTACAATAATATAATTGTTCGCACTTAAACCTGTAATACCATTTAAAGGGTTTCCTAAATATGGTTGTGGTAGTAGTGGAAATAAAGTTGGTGAAATTGCAACTTGGAATGAATTTACGTTTGTTAATACTGGGTTTACTAAATCACCATTTGATGGTATTATAAAATCATCAGTTAATACTAATGGTTGTACTGTAAAATTTACCAATGGTACTGGTGTTGTTGCAGTTTTTAATGGGTCGTTAGTATAACTCGATGAGTTCCACCCATGTTCTTTTACGTTTGGGACAAAAAAGTTTGCTCTCTGTATCTCATTTTGTAAACCACCCTCATTATTCCATTTGAATTTGAAGCGGTATTTTGCTTTTGTTGGGATACCAATTTTTGGGTCGTCTGAAATTGCCTGTTCACCAAATTCATTAGTGTAAATATAGTCCAAATTCATCGGTAAATTAACCAAGTATGAACCATCACCATCAATTACCTTACCATCTTGTTCTAGTCTATATTCCTCTAGTGTTGGTCTACCTAAATCATCAATATTTATTGTTTGTCTAATAGACAATATTTGTCCAGGACCCGCAACTAATTCACATAAATTTCCAGTATTATTTTTTGGTTTACAACTAACTCTAATTGCATCATCATCATTTGTTGAAATTACTGAACCCATAAAAACAGCTTTCGGTTCTATACTAATGTTAGCTTCGCTTGTTAAATCAAAATCAACCCTAGTAATTCCCAATTGACAAATTTCCGGTTCACCCCATAATGGTGCAATATCAATAATTTTATTTAATGTTTTAATTTGTGGTAATTCGTTTAGATTAGTCGATGATTTAAATTTTGAACCATTAACTTGTGTTTCATTGGCAACGCCAGCTTGGATTAAGTCTTGTGGTGTTAATGAAAAACAACCCATATCAGATAAATCAATATCTAAAAATATTGTTTGGGTTCCAAGTGGAACACCAAAAATCATATAATCACCACTATCATTTGTTCTTGTTGTATATTTATAATACTTGTCATATACCTCAATATAACTTTGGTCTAATAAAACTTCTTTTCTTGTCGGGAATGTACCGGTAGCAATGTGACCATCATATGATTGTTCTTTTGGTAATAAATTATATCTATAACCTTCCTCATCAACATCAGCAATTGATGTGTAAGGATATATGTCTGTAATTACTGGATTTGTTGAGTCTTCATCTGACAATGGTATAAAAACAGAAATTCTCGCATTTGGTAATCCAAAACCACCATTTACAAATACTCTACCTACAACAACGCCATAGTCGGAACATCGTCTATTATAAACATCACTTTGTAAAATTTTTAGTGATAATATGTTGATACTTTCAAAATCTTGTTCAAGATTAACTTTAATTGATTTATCAACACCGACCTGGGTTCTTATTCTATGTGATTTTGGCATTAAAAATTCCTTTTTTCATAAATAGTTTATTTCCTATTTTAGAAAAATAATCTTAATTATAAAAAAGTAAAAATAAAAAATTTTTAACACATAACAGACATAACTTTATAGTCTTGTTTGTATTGATTCACATAACAATTATACGTTGCTTTAATTCTATCAGCATCAGTTGATGTAGTGTTATTTGTTTTAAGTTCACATAATGAACTAACACATGACAGAATATTTTCCCTATTTGGTTCACCTCTCATTGTTTTAGAACAATATCCATTAGGGTCAACACTTTTTAATTCTTTATTTGTAAGACCAACACTGTATTCACCCCAAGCGGTACTAAATTTTTCACCAACAGTTAAACATAAACCATATTGATTTTTTTTAGCAAAAGCCTCTTGACTTGTTTGAGTAGTTTCTTTAAGAATTTTTTTAACAATTCTTTTTAAATCAGATTCAGTAAGTTTTATAACTTTTTTCATAATTTTTTAATTATAAATACTTTTTAATTAAGAAAAATTAACACCCTTAAAGTTTAGAACTCTTACATTAATATCTTTGTTTGGATATCTAACTTGGTATGTTTGAGTTGGTTCAGCAAAAATTGTGTCAGCAATTAATTCAATCTGTTTTGTTTCCGCATCAACATATCTTTGTGATGTTTGTGATGATGAATATTGTCCACCAACTTTGTTAAAGACCTGGATATCGGAAATACTAATTACACCATCTAAAGCCTGGATTTGTTTTCTAATCTCAGAGATATAAACATTTTCACCCATTTGTCTATTTGATGGTGAAAAATATTTTGTAACAATATCAACAACCTGTGTTACTAGTGCTCCTTGATTTTGGCTAGCATCTAAAACAACATCAACATTTAACCCTAAATCAATTACATTTGCACTTTCAACCGAAATATAGTCATTTATCATTCTGTAATTTGACAAATAATTTGCAATATTTTGTTTTAATGTGTTTGATGTTATTTCAGTTAATTTACCTTCATTATCATATGAAAGTAATTTAATCTTAATTTTATTATTTTCTTCTGTAATTGTAACTTTTGCTGGAGCACCAAATTGTGATGGCATTGTTCTAATGATTGACTCATAATCATTTACTGTTACGGCTCTATTTTGGGCGGCAAAGTTAAATGTAACCATTTGTCTTACCTCTTCAGTTGATGGGTTATTTGCACCACCAATTGCCGCAGTTAGATTATTACATCTTAAAGAATTAATTACCGTTCTATTAACACTATCAGATGGTCCGTTTACTGCAAACGATACGGTACCAATTTGATTGATAACACCAATACCTAAATTACTTGTTTGTCCGCCACCAACTCTGTATTGTACAAACATTGTTGTGTTAGGTTTTAATGCACTTCCAAGTGCTAAGTTATTTGAATATTTTGATAAATTAAATCCTAAACCATCTCTTGTAAATTCTCTTAATTGTTCTTCGGCTGATGTGTTACCACCACCAAATGTCATTTTAAAGAATCCTTCTGGTGTATATTCTGTTATAAATTTATCACTTGTTAATATATATTTTCCAACCTTAATGCCGGGATTATCAGAAACTTTTGTTGGGTCTTCAACAAATACCCTATCTTCAATTAATGCTTTTACTTCATACCAACGATTATTTAAACCTAAAAATTCTTGTGGTTGTGGGACTGTGGTATATTGTGTACCTTCTTTTATTAAGACACTAGTAACACCTAGTACATTTTTTTCTGGTAAAAATAATTCAAAAAATGGTTTTACATCATTTGCTGTTATTACTCTTTTGAAAACCTTTGTTGATCCATTAACAACAACCTCTCTTTTTGTTATTGTATAGTTTATTAATTTACCGGTTGAATCAAAATTTGGTGTTTTTAATCTATTTGGGAATCCTTCAGCGTTTATTGCTGATGAAAAATCAATATCATAAACAGTTTCAAATGGTTGTCCTCCACCATTAACTTGTGCTCCTCTACGAAGTATACCACAATATCTTAAATCTTCTTTATCACCAAAAGCCGGAACTGTAATTGAGAAATCAACTAAAGCAACTGATGGTCTTTGTCCTGGTATTTTTAAACCGTACGTTCTTGCTATATCATATACCGATGACTTTTGTTGTGCATATTGTAAAACAGTCTCTTGGATACTTCTATCTATATGAAAATGTAGGTTGTAACTAACTGCAGCATTTAAATCCATTAAAACAGAGAAAATACCTGCATCGTTAAAGTTTTGTACTAGTGTTGGGTAATATTGCCTTGTAAAATTTATTAATTCAGTTCTTAACCCCTGAAAATCCCTTACCGTATACGATATTTTTTTATCTGCCATCTTTAAAATTTATTATATATTTAATATTACAAAATCACTAGATTCAAAAGCAGAATTTGTAATTCTATAATCAATTCTAACTTTTGCGGTATGTTCTTTTTCAGCTAAACCCGGAACTCTATACTCTCTAGTACCATCTGGTGTTATATATGTCGCACCAGGATCTGTATAACTCAAACTAGCGTCTTTAATTTCTATATTAGTGATTAAAATTCCGGGTAAGTAATTTGCAACACTGTCTCTAATTTCGGATTCAATCTCACTAAAAGTTGGTCCATCAAGTGGTTCAAATAAATACTCGTATAATCTTGTGCCAAAATCTGGTAAAAAATATCTACTACCTTTTCTTGTTAATAATAAATGAACTAAACTACTTTTTACTTCCTCATTACTACTATTTGTGGTAAACAAATATCTACCATCATTAGAATCGTAAAATGGGAAATTTATACCATATGTAAATCCGTTTGCCATATCAAATAAATATAGTAACTACGAGTTTTGAATAAAGACTTACATTAAGTTACTATATTTTTCGTAAAAAATTTTTGGCATTTCTAAATGATTATAAGTTTTTGACGGTATTCTCAATGAAACTTTATTTTGCTCCATAGTTTTTATGTTTTTTTGATAACTAGGTATGCCACTCCAGTTTTCCCATCTAGAAATCATTTTTGTATTTGATGGTAATTTATTATAAGCTTTTGGTGTTGATGGATCAATTAAACCAATAAAATCGTAATCACCATTAAGTTGTGACCAAGTATTTATACCACCCCTAGAGAATCCACTAACCGATTTTATTCTAAAATTTTTAATACCATTGTTTTTTAAAACATTTTTTAATGTTTCTAATGAATTTTCATAATTACTATATATCACATTTTTATTTCCAAAATAACCTTTAGCCTGATTTTTCATAAACTTTGCACCATATTGTGTGCTTGGCATACCACCCCAAATTAAAGTAAAATCTTTTGACTTTGGGTTTTTTATGTCAACAATATATGAATTACTTTTTATTGTTGGTTGTGTTACTTTTTCATTTTCTGTTTTTTTGTTTTGGTTTGTATTACTTTCAGTCTCTTTTGATTTTATTACTTTATTAATTTTATCTTCAATTTTATCAACATTAATTTCTTTATTTTTTAATTTGTCTTTATTAACACCTAAAATTTTAGCAATTAGTGATAGAATAAAATCTTTTAATTCTGATTCGGTTAGTAAAACTTTTTTCATATATGATAAATATGAATAGATAAAAAAAAATCCCTACTTTCGTAAGGATTCTTTTAAGTTTGTACTACCCTTTTCATATAAGGGTTCATATGGACAATGTTTACATTTTGATCCACAACACTTACCCCTCTTTATATGATAAGATTCAGACATTACAATATTTCCAAATTTATCTTTATAAAAATCTGGTTCCGGAGTTTTTTTTGTCGTCTCCTGAACATATAGTTGTTGTATCCAATCTTTTGATGCGTTTACCGTCATTTTAATTTTGTTTTCTTTGGTTATAAAACGCTAACAATACTTGATATGTTAGCGTTATGTCATTACCCCAGGTTACTTTCATAATTAAACAATTTCACACGCACCACCAGCACAAGCTGCTTCACCACGAAGATCGGTGTTATCTTGTAACTCAATTACTTTTGTAAGATCAACATTTTTTAATGTTGTTGATAGTCTTTCAAAATCTTCTTTTGTACAATCTTCAAAAGGTGCTTGTGTGTAAGTTCCTCCGTTGTATGGTAAAACTGATAATCCATTATAGAATTTTCTATTTTTCCACATCCAATCACCAACTAAATCCCACTCGTCTTCTTTAATCGAAACTGTTGCTGATACGTTGTGAGTATTTTGTCCAGTTCTATGTCCAGGTTTAATCCATTCTTGTGATACTTTTTTCACTCTCTCGAGCATTTGGAATACTGACTCGTATCTCAAAATTGATCCTTCTGGTGCTCTTTGTGGAATTGTAATTACCGCAGTGTCGTGTGGTCTAAAATATTCATCTTCAACAAGTTCCGGGTGGTTGATTGCAAGATATGTATAAATTGCTTCATTCTTCCCAACACGGATTCTTCTTAAATAATAATCATTATGCCAAGCGTGAATTCCAGATGATGTTCCCAGTACTAATGATGAGGTACCAGATGGTTTAACAGTTGTCGTTCTTGCTGACTTGTTAATACCAATAAGTCCGGCAACTCTTTCATTTTCTTCTTTAACCGCTTGAGCTGCTGCTTTCATATCATAACCTAAAACAACACCTGATCCAATTCCTGTCATTCCAACACCGATAAGTGCATCTTTCTCTGTTGTTCTTTTCCAAACATCTCTCAAATAATGGAAGTCAGTGTAACCAGCTTGTAGTGTTCCAATAAAGGCCGCACCTTTCACTCTATTTTCAAAATCCTCTTGAGATTCTAAATCTGAAGCGTTAACTTCGCACAAGTTACAGAATTGGTAAGGACGAAGTGCAATCTCACAACAAGGGTTTGTTCCCCAATCTTTATCGTTTGATAAATAGATTCCAGGTTCTCCAGCTCCAGACAATTCAATTCGTTTCCAAAGATCCATAAAATATTCTTGTGTTACTTTATGTCTTAAAAGAACTGCTGAATTGTTTGCTCTACCTCTTTGTGGATTTGATTCCCACCAGTTTCCGGACTTACAAGAAATCATTTCTTCATCGTCAGCACTAAATAATGAAATTAAAGCCGCTCTACGAATTCCACCGGCAAGTACAGCGTCAGCGATATGACATACGATGTCGTGTGTTTCAATAGGTGTTAATTTATCGCCATCATTTTTGTTTTCCATAACCTTTGTGATGTTGTGAATACAATCTTTTAAAGGTTGTGGTCCTGGTGCTTTTCCTCCAGATGTAACAAGAAGAGCTCCTTTTTGACGAATGTCTGAAAAATCAAATATAGGTGTTGAAGATTTAGTTCCCATATACGATTCGATTAATACTTTAATTGCATCAGCCCATCCCTCAATAGAATCACCAATTAGGTATCTTCTTGTTCTTGTTGGGTTTGGTTTTTTAATTTCTGGTAATTTATCAACGTGATGTTTTTGTACTGAAAACCCAACGCCGGTTCCACCTAACAATAAAAACATTGTTTCTGAAAATGCGTCTGTGTGGTCTACCGGTAAGTAAGCACAGTTATAAACTCTGTTTGGTGAGATTTCAATTGGTTTACCACCGAATTGTAATGATCTCATTGATGGTAAGATTTTCTTATCATATACCATTTTGTAGACGTTTTCAATCTCGTCTTTAATTTGTGGGTATTTTTTTTGGTGCATTTCTTTATTTCTTGTCACCAATTCTTCCCACGTCTCCCTTCTATTTAATTCAGGGACGAATTTAGCGTATTTCATATATACTGTAATATCGCTTAATATTTTTTGTGAAATATCCATATTTACAAATTTAATTATTTTATTTTTAATTTTCTACTGATTTTGTTTTTTCTTTTTGTTGTCTCTTTTCCAACAATTCCTTAACCCTTTGTCGTTGTCTTTCCTCTTTTTGTTCTTCTAAACCTAAGAATGTTGTTGTAGATTCTGTATCAATATCTAGCATTGCATTATCAAATTTGCAATTTTCAAATACCACACCGTCATCTCCTATACGAGATTTGGTAATTGCTATTGTGGCAAGTTTCATTTCTTTTTGTTGTAATGACTTTGCTACTGTTATAATAACGTGACCTACTTGTGCTTTCTTAATTGATCCACCCATTTGGTCCGTTGTTACAACATCTGATGATATTGATGAACGGTTACCTTGTGTTGCGGTCCAACCAACTATGCTTAGTTCGTGACACATAGCTT